TTAGATTAGTTTATATTTATTTGATATGGCAGCAACTTATGGTATAGATTTTCCATTTAGGAATAGTTTGAAAGGTGACTTCTTAAGGATGACCGAATCACCCGAAAGAGAAGTTCGTGCGAATTTGATTCATTTATTATTAACAAGAAGGGGAAGTAGATATTATTTACCAGATTTTGGTACTAGATTGTACGAATACATATTCGACCAAAACGATATTGTTACTTTTGGTTTAATCGAAGATGAAATAAGGGAAAGTGTTAAAAAGTACATTCCAAACTTAGATATTAACTCAATTAATGTGGTGTCAGCGGAAAATGACCCCGAAGAAACTAAATTGTATTCACAACAAGAAGATGAGAGACTATTTAGAGTATCGGATGCCACAAGTAAACCATACACCGCAAAAGTAAAAATAGACTACACGGTTAATAACGGATCATTCACCTCATCCGACTTTGTAATTATAAACATATAAAATGGCTAAAAAAATATCATACGCAACTAGGGATTTTGCGGGATTAAGACAAGAGTTAGTTAATCTAACAAATGACTACTATCCAGAATTAATAAAAAATACTAATGACGCATCTATATTCTCTGTGTTATTAGACTTAAACGCTGCTGTGGCGGATAACTTACACTTCCATATTGATAGAGTATGGCAAGAAACTATGTTAGATTTCGCTCAACAAAGACAATCCCTTTTTCATATTGCCAAAACATATGGTTTAAGAATACCAGGAAATAGACCGTCAGTGGCGTTATGTGATTTTTCAATAAACGTACCTGTGGCTGGAGATAAAGAAAAAACTGAATATTTGGGTTTATTAAAAGCGGGAGCTCAGGTATCAGGAGGAGGTCAAATTTTCGAAACATTAGAAGATATTGACTTCTCTAATCCATTTAATAGTAAAGGTGAACCAAATCGTTTAAAGATACCTAATTTCGACGGTAATAATAAATTGGTATCTTATACCATCACCAAGAGAGAAGCGGTCGTAAATGGAGTCTCAAGGATATACAGAAGAGTTATAACTGAATTAGACCAAAAACCTTTCTTAAAACTTTATTTACCTGAACAAAACGTATTAGGTATTGTATCAATCATACATAAAGAAGGAACTTCATTCGGGTCAAACCCAACGTCATCGGAGTTCACATCATCAACAAATAAGTGGTATGAGGTTAAATCATTAATGGAAGATAAAGTATTCATTAAAGACCCAACAAAAATATCTGATAAAGATAATTTCATACCAGGAACATATCTTTCGGTTACTAATAAATTTATGACCGAGTATACTCCAGAAGGATATTATTCAATGACATTTGGTTCTGGAACTGTAGACCCAATGGCAAACTTAGATAATTTCATAACAGGTAATTTAAAAGTTAGTTTAGGTTCTTATCTAAACAACGTTTCATTAGGTGCAGTACCTAAATCAAACACCACATTATTCGTAAAATATAGAATTGGTGGAGGTAAAAATTCAAATTTAGGTGTTAATGTTATTAATAGTGTAGATAATATTGAATTTAACGTAAATGGTCCCGTTTCTACTGTAAACTCACAAGTTGTCCAATCATTAAGAGTAACAAACGTAACACCTGCTATAGGTGGAGCTGATCAACCGACAATCGATGAAATTAGAAATATGATTTCTTACAACTTTGCAGCACAAAATAGAGCAGTAACGTTGAACGATTATAAATCAGTTATTGAAAATATGCCACCTACATTTGGTGCGGCAGCTAAGGTTAACGTAATGGAAGAAGATAATAAGGTGAAAATTAAACTATTGTCTTACGATTCTGATGGTAATTTAACCGACGTGGTTTCAAACACATTAAAAGATAACGTAACTGAATATATTTCACAATTTAGAATGATTAATGACTTTGTTGAAATTCAAAGTGGTGAAGTTATTGACCTTGGATTAGAGATTGACGTTGTAATTGATAGAAACGAATTAGAGTCAGATGTTATTAAATCTATAATTGAAAAAACAATTTCATACTTTGCTATCGAGAAAAGAAAAATGGGAGACCCATTATTCACAGGAGAGTTATTAAAAGAAATTGGATCAACAAGTGGAGTGGTTAACGTTGTAGATGTTAGAGTTTTCAATAAAACAGGTGGCGAATATTCACAGGCTGAGGTGTCTCAATCATATAAAACACCTGAAACAAAAGAAATTCTACAAGCGGATATGACCGTATATATGAAGTCAAATCAGATATTCCAAATTAGATTCCCAAATAAAGATATTAAAGTTAGAGTTAAACCTCTCACTTCGACTACATTTTAATTAAAATTTTTCTTATTATAATGGAAAATAGTCTGCTTTCTATTTATTATAAGAATGATACAAAAACATAGAATTTCAACGAATATTGGTAAAGACCAAGTTGTAAAAGTCGAACTTAAACAAGATTTCGATTTATTGGAGATTTTGTCTTTAAAATTTACACAAAAAGAGATATACACATCTCTTTGCGCTGATTATGGTGTGGTTTGTGGTAGAGTTAGTGTAAATAACGGTTTTGGTGTCCCAAATGCGAGAGTTTCCATTTTTATACCACTTTCATCAGAAGATGAAACTGACCCAGTAATTTCCGCGTTATATCCATATAAAGAAATTGGTGACCAAAACGCCGACGGATATCGTTACAACCTATTACCATCAAGAAAACAACATTCGGGACATTCTCCAACAGGAACGTTCCCAGACCAAAGAGATATCCTAACTAGAGAAGAAGTTTTAGAAGTGTATGAGAAATATTACAAGTACACTGTTAAAACAAACGACGCTGGAGATTTTATGATTTGGGGAGTTGGTTTAGGTGAACAAAGAATACACGTAGATGTTGATTTATCCGATATGGGATGTCAATCGTTAGCTCCATATGATTTAATGTATGAAGGTGTTTCAGTTGAAAAATTCCAAAATCAATACACTTATATGTCATCAAACAATTTGGAGAGTCTTCCTCAAATTGTTTCTTTTGATAAAACAATCGAAGTTTATCCGTTTTGGGGTAACGAAGACTTATGTGAAATTGGATTAACAAGAACAGATTTTGATTTAAAAGATAGAGGAATTAGAATCGAACCATACTCAATTGTAATGGGTGGTACATTTACCGATTCAGGTAAGGATGCGTTGAGAGTTAGATGTAATGTTGACAACCAACAAGGGGAGAAATGTCGTTTAACCACAATGAAAGGTGACATTGAAGCAATTAGATTTACTGGAGAATTCGAAAAAGATTCTAATGGTGACCCTGATTACAATAGACCAATTTTAGAAAAAATAGAAATTGACCAAACAATTGATGAATTTGGAAGATTCTTTTTTAGAGTTCCAATGAACACTAATTACATAACAACAAATGAATTTGGTGAAATTGTTGAATCTAAAAATAAAAATATTGGTATCCCAACAGAATCTACATATCGATTTAGATTTTCATTAAGTGAAGATACGGGAGAAAGAAATAGATTTACTGGTAAAATTTTAGTACCAAATGTTAGAGAATATCACACAGGTGATACATCATATAATGGTTCGTATAGTACAATTAATCCGAATTCATATTCATTTAGTACCACTATTACTGATTATCCATCTGCTGCGATAGATGAAATATTAGGAAAAAGTGCAGATGCAATTGCCGACGGAAAAAGAGGAATACCTCAAGATTACTTTTACAAATTTAGATACGGTAGAACCTATACCGTTGGACAATTCATCAATAGATACTATAATGACGGGGCTCTAGGTAAATTGTTTAGTTTCTTTAAAAGAGATAGAAGAGAATCGTTTATAGGGATTAAAGAAATATGGCCAGACGAAAGTAGTGATTGTTCAAGTACAATAAATTATTTCCCAATAAATGATGCAGTTAGAAATCACAGATTTAATTTTTTCATACTAACAATGTTAAGTTATGTAGATTGGATTGGTTTTAGAACACAATTATTTTTTAAAGAATTAAACTGTTTAATACAATTTGGAGCTGCTGGAGTATTTGGTATTTTTAATAAATCTGCATCAGCAAAACAATTTGCTAGAGCAAAGGAAACACAATTTAAAAGTATTTTTAAACTTAATTTAATAACTTATCCAGATTGTTATGATTGTGAAGAAGATAATAGTGAAAATGAGATAACGATAAATGCGGAAGCTATTAACGTTGCGGCCGTAACGGGAGGAACTC